TACACTTTTTCGCCCTTGTATAGCACCGGAAGCCAATCACTAGTACTTTTCGTTTCTAATAAGAGCACGTTCGTTGGTTTATCTAGATTGTGGTATTTGACGGGCGATGGGCCCACGTACGCTACTTGCGGGTCTATTGAATCTATTGTTTCATCAAATTCCATTAGCGTAATATCGGCGGGGACATACAATAAATCACCGGCTTTCAGGTGCGTCATCGGACGGCCCTCCCATCTTTGCTTTTTCTTGGTTACGAATTTGAACTAAAGTTTCTTGGTATCCGCTTAAAATACTTTCACAATCAAATAGGCCATGATCAATTTTTGCCAGCGACTCTCGGCAATCATTTAAAAGACTTAAAGCTTTTTTCTCATTTTCCATTTTTACTGCGGAGGATACTTTGGGAAATTCTTTTGTAAAAGAATCTAATTGTTCAGTGGTTTCGAGCAAAAGTTTTTTTACGATTTCTGAAACCTTCTCTAATTCTACTGAATAGGTTATGTTAACACGCATTTGTGCCTCCTTATACTAAGTATAACATATTTTTTAATTTGATGTCAAGATAAAAACGTTTTAAAAACGACGGCGGTGCCGAGACCTAAAACCGTCGTGATAATTATCCAAATAAGGCGAGTAGAGGTCTCTTTCCACGATTCAAGCTCTCTGAGCCTGGCGTATAGCCCTTCGTCTGGATTGTAGACAGCTTCTTTAATCTTGGCGATATCTTGCGCCATCTCATCCTGTTTATCAGTGACGGTTTCTAATTTCTGCATGATTTGATCGAACTTTCCATTCATTTCAGCAAAGGCTACAGCATCACTTTCCATAGTGGAGGTCTCCTATAATATAAATAGTATTACTGCTCTATAATAGCATAATTGGTTGTGATTAAAGTTGAAGAAACTGATGCGGCGTTTTGTAATGCACACCTTGTAACTTTAACTGGGTCTATAATTCCTTTTTTTGTTAAATCAATTAATTTATTTTCTACAAAATCGAACCCAATTGTTCCTTTTTTGTTTATTACTTTCGATACAATTATATCTGGTGATTCTCCTGCATTTAATGACATTTGGATAAGTGGGGCTTTAATAGCTTCCAAAACAATTTGGACCCCTAACCTTTGGTCATCATTAGTAGTTTTAACTTTAATATTTTGGCCGGCCCTCAAAAGTGCAACGCCGCCGCCCGGTACAATTCCTTCTAGTTGCGCTGATTTAACCGCTTCAAGGGCATCTTCAACTCGATGCTTTTTCTCCACCATTTCTATTTCCGTAGCGGCACCGACGCGAATAATTGCTATCCCACTAGCGAGTCTTGTTATTCTTTCTTGAATTTTTTCGCATTCGTGCAAACTCTCTGTTTGAGAAAGTTCTGCCTTTAATAAATCAATTTGTCTTTCTACCTCAGACAAGGTTCCACTTCCTCCTACAATTGTTGTAAAAATCTTTGAGCATTCAAAAGTTTTCGCTTTTCCAAAGTGTGTCAATTTTACATCACGAAGTTTTAAATTGTTTTGGCGTGTAATAAAGGTGGCTCCTACTGATAGTGCTAAGTCTTTGAGAATGTTACGTCTTTCCTCTCCATAGCGCGGCGCTTTTACTGCGACTACTCTAAGGGTTCCTCGCATTGCGTTCATGATTAAAGCGGCCAATGCTTGACCTTCAATATTTTCTGCCACAATAACAAACGGTCTGGTTTCTCTGGCGGCAATCTCTAGCATCGGCATCATATCTTCAACACTATCAATTTTCTCGTCTGTTACTAAAAACAATGCGTCGTCATATTTTACTAACCCGCGCTTTTCATCTGTAATGAATGCAGTGGCTAAATAACCGGAATCAAAACGAAACCCTTCAGCTATGTCGAGGCTTGTTTCTAGTGAACGGGCCTCTTCTACGGTAATGGCCCCATCTTTTCCCGCCAAATCCACAGCTTTTGCGATCAAATTGCCAATAACTTCATCATTGTTGGCTGATATTTTTGCGATGTGAGCTATGTCATCTATGGACATAATTGGTATTGCTGTTTCTTTGAGATTTTCTACAATCGCTGCGACGGCTTTGTCCATTCCTCTTTTTAATTCAATTGGGGCCGCACCAGCCATTAAATATTTTTGTGCTTCTTTTAATATGGCGCGCGCTAAAACTACAGAAGTTGTTGTGCCGTCGCCTGCTTCTGCATTTGTTTGGGCTGCCGCTTGTTTTATAATTTGAGCGCCTGCATTTTCAAAGGGGTCTTCAAGTTCAACAAATTGTGCGACAGTGACGCCATCTTTGGTAATTACAGGATTTTGTTCGGGATGATGTAAGATAACATTTCTGCCGCGTGGTCCTAAAGTGGAAGCGACGTTATCGGCTAGGAGGTTTACTCCGTTTAGAATTTTCTGTTGTAAATTGGTGCCTGATTCGTATTGACGTGACATTAATCCTCCGTTATTTAAATATAATGTATTATATATGAATTGTCAAGTTAATTTTCAATTTTTTCAACTGCGTCTTCAGTGGCTTTCTGTAGATCTTTGGCATTTTGAATTGCGTCCATCGCATATTGTTTGCGGCTTTCAGCAACTCCTTCTTCTTCGGTTACTCCTAAGAAATAGTTATTAACATTTTGTGAAAACTCTTGAAGCTCTTTGTAAACGGGAAACATTGTTTCTCGTAATAAATCTGCATACATTGACCACGCATTCTTCATATAATCTTCGCCAATCATTAAGGTACCAATTTCCTCAAAATTAAAAATTTTCTCTTCAACTTGTTGGCGCGTAAACTCAAATTGTTGGGGGCTGCTTCCTGGTATTTCTCCATATCCTGGTGTCATTTTTAATGATTTAATTATTTCTTCTTTGTTGCCCGATTCGATTGCCCTTTGAAGCTGTTCTACAACAGCATAAGAGCCAAACAATTTTTCGGCTTTTGTTTTTTCAAATTTACTTTCAGCATATCTAATTGTAAAGGGCGCAAATTCTGCCAGGACTTCCGCTTCGCTGTCAATTATTTGCTGAGCCAGGGCGCGGAATTCTGTGTTTCCTAATTTGGTTTGTTCTTGCATAACGTCAGGTTCTAATCCGGGTGAGAACGAAAAGGAACTTGAATTTGGTTTAGCTGCAAAAAAACATTTTTTATTAAATGAAATTTCTTCTATTGCAAGATCACTGTCAACAAGCTGGAGAACCACTTGCTGAAATTCTGCTGTCTGTTCTTTTTCATATCTCTCTTTGTCTTTTTTGTAAACTGTTTTTAAAAATGGGTCTACAAACACTTTTAAGAAATCGGGTAATGTAATTGTAAATTCTCCAAACTGAAGTCCTTGATTGCCGTCAATTCGACGCGCATCTAAATAAATGACATGGGGATATTTTTCAAAATGCTTTACCATGTTTCTAAAGGAGCCCTTAACATCAGTTCCTTCTCCAAGTAGTTTTAAAGAATAATGTTTGTCATTAAGAACCACATCGGTAATAGGCTTGCCGTGAATATCCCCTGCATCTTCTCCTGGTATATCTCCGGGGCCTGTAATTTGAACAGATTGTCCCCCAAACAGCCCCGCCAAGAAGCCTTCAAAAATGAAGCCGCCGGCCGCTTCAGTGAAATGAGAGATAATAGTATATAAAACTTCACATACTACCATTGTTGCTAATATCTCACCAACAGTGGCGTCTTCTTTCTTTTGGGCTATCACGCTATTAATAGCAGCTAGCTTTGCTTTTAAGTCACCTCCTGGTGCAATATTTCTAGCAAAATTTTCTATTAATTGGCGGTCTTGTGTTTCTGGTTTGCCGAAATTCTCTGTTATTCGTGGCTTAGGGAACCAGGCTTCCAAAGTTTTATCATCGGCTGCTGGGCCACCGGGCAAAGCATCTTCAAAAAGATTCATTTGTTCCGCTATTAGCTGGAACAGGTTGTCCACCTTTAAATTGTTTGAATTATAATAACTGTCTACTAATTTATTTATATCAACCATTGTTATAATTAGTTTTCTTTGCCTTAATCTTCTTTATAAATCTGTGTCTTTTCAAAACGAGGATTTTATATGTAACAACATCACAGATTCCATCCCTCTTTAAATTATGTTTTTTCTGGAAGTCTTTGATCCTCTTTGTGAGGTGATCGTCAAATTTAGTGGCACCAAACCATTGCGGCTGCCAGCCTAATTTTTTCGCACTTTTTTTGTTGCGCCATCTTATGTACCATTTCTTGAACATTGTTCATACTATAATATCTGCGATCCCATATTCTACAGCTTCTTTCGCATCCAAATAAACATTAACTTTTCTATCTAACAATTTTTTCAAATGCTTTTTTGTTATGTCAGTTTCCTGTACTAATGCATCAATGTGCTGTTCTTGAATCCACCGCATTTCTTCCATCTCATTTTCAAGGTTGTGAAGCGGACCCCACTGATCTCCTCTGATACTATGTAGCATTATTCGACAGTTTTTACCAATTTTTCTTTTCCCTTTTGTTCCCGCTGCTAAAAGTAGTACGCCGGCAGACATAACTTTTCCTAGACCGTAGGTGTCTATATTACAGGACTCTCTTACCGTGCGCATTGTATCGTAAATGGCGAACATCCCTCTGGCGTCGCCTCCCCACGTTGAAATATAAAAATCAATAGGTTTGTATATAACTTCTTTAATAGGAGAATTAGGGTCTTCCGGATCTTCATAAACTTCTTCTTTTCCACAGTCTTTGAGAATGATGAAAGATTGAACTATTTCAGCAGTTGTCTCCTCGTCTAGGTTGCCAAAGAGGCCCACCATTCGAACTTTTGGAGGCTCTTTCGCAGCATCAAGAAAAATTAAAGAAGTTAAATCTTCTTTTGAATCTTTTTTGGGATCTTTATTTTTTTTTGCCATAAACTTTATTCCCCTTTAGACGCATTGATAACGTCATTCGTTTCTTCCTCGTCGAGTAAAATATCCGATATATTGATTGTACCATTTTTCCACTCTAAATTAATCTTTTTTTGTAAAAACATTCTAATGGCCAACATGCTTTCTTCAATTTCTTTTTTATCTAAAGTTTTTCCAATCGACTTTTCTTTGATCCAATTTACAAAAGAGTTTGCTTGAAAAATGCGGTCTGCGAGGTAAAGGTTGTTTTCTTGTGTTAGCGCTCCTTCATCAATAAACCATTTTATTAGTTTATTTTTTTCTTTCTTCTTCATCGATGCGTCTCCTGTAAATTTCATCAAGAAGGTTTACACCTTCTTGCCAGTTATTAAAAGATAACTTAATATAATTAGGTACAGAATTGTGAATATTGTCGATACAGGATTTTTTCCATTCTTCAAAAAATTCTTCATCGCGCATCTTGAATTGTTTAATTTGGGTGGGGGCCACCTTGGATTCGTGCATTGTCTTATATTTTAAAGCTTTAATATAAGCAACATCTTCAATGGTGGTGCCGAGAAATGTTAAAACATTAACTTGGAGTTGTCGAATGACATATGCAATTTGTGTTAAACCAAGAAAAATAGAAAGGAGTTTATAAGTGACTGCGCCGCCTACAAACCATAAAAATTCATACATTCATACCTCAGCGACGAGATCGTTTATTGAGGCGCTTAGAAATGCGTTTAGCTAACCGGGTGGACATTTCATCCACTCGTTTTTCTTGCACCAGGCGCTTTTTCACGCGGTGGAACACTTCATTGAGGACCAGATTTTCATCAATATAATTAATTTCATCAAGTTCTGTAATTTCTTCCTCTTCTTCAACGTCAGCCCCTTCAGGACCGAACTCACCAGTAATTTCTTCTTCCTCTTCTTCTTCGCCGGGGCCCATCTCGGGAACCTCTAGTTCTGGCGTTTCTTCTTCGCCAACTTCAACATCGACGCCATATTCTCTTGCTACGCCAGCAATTGCGTCTACCATGTCGCGAACTAATTCTTCAGGTTCGGCTTCGGGTGCTTCTTCAACCTCTACATCATCTACTTCAAGGTCTGCGCCGGGCTCTTCGAGATCCATTTCCATGTCTTCGATTTCTTCGCCGCCGACGTCTTCTTCTTCGGCTTCGATGTCTAGTTCGTCTTGTTCTTGAAGCGGGGTTTCTTCGTCGTCGGCCTCTTCGTTGATAAACGCTTCGTCGCCCTTTTTCGAGCCGCGCGCTTTGCCGCTAGTTTCATCTTCTTCCCCTTTCGTAGTCTCGGTCAAAAAATCACTTGCCAAAACTTGTGTACCAGCCAGTTTCATGAAACGACGGACGGTTCCTTCTTCTAATAAACTTTTCTTGCTCATTATATTTCTCCTTGGTGTAGGTGTCCACCAGCACTGCTGGCACTTTCCTTAAATAAATAGTTAGAAGTATCTTAAATGTCTCTTTTTTTGTAACTTTTGTAAAGCTTTATCTTGTATTTGCTTAATGCGCACGATGCTCAGGTTTAATCGTTTCGCAATTTCTGCCAATGTCATGTTCCCGTTGCGCGCAATTGCTACGTTGCTACAATTAAAATCTTTTTTATAATTAATCCATGCGCGACAGCTTTTTTCTCCGCATTGTTTTTTATTAGCTACACATTTTTTTGTACATTCTCTCATAACTCTGGATTCTCCTTTTCTAATATGTCAAATATATCTTCTATCTCCGCTTCGTCTAAGGCAAAGTGGCGAATGGTATGTTCTTGTTCTTGTTGGGCTTTTTT